TACACCCCGAGTTGCCGCATCCGGCAAGTCGAGAAATCTTTTGATAAAGCGTATCTCCCCTCGCAAAGCCGCTGTCTCGAGATCGGAGAGACTGACAGCGTCATTCTTCTCGCGGCACTTGCGCAATTGCTCTTCAGCCCATTTGCGCAGGAGGTGCCACTCTGGCGAGTTGAAATTCATCATGCTTATTTTGGACGCGAGGTCCCTGCAAAAATTTTACTGTTTTAAATAGGATTTGTGCAACATTTTTATTTGCACAACTTTGCCTTGATTTGCCGCATCTTGCTGCATCAAAGCGGCGATTTTGCGTATCGATAAAAAACTGCAGCGGTTACCTTAAAACCTGACCCTGTACCGCCCGTGATGGTTGGCCGGATAAAAGCCGGCATCTCTTGGCAAATATGGTTTGCCGCAGCGGTATAGGCCATGTTGGTTGTGCTGCCGCGTTGTGTCAGCGGATGCCAGTTTGTACCGTCGTTCGAGCCTTGAAACGTAACCGTTGATCCACCAAAGGTGCCGGTCACTTGAATGGTAATGTCGGCTGCGGCATTCAAACCAAACGGTGCCCCAGAGTCACCGGTTGCCATGGCATCCCAAGTAACAAGGGTGGCACCTGCTGCGGTATTGCGATCGGTTGTGGCTGCGATAGTCGCCATGTCAATGTCCTTTACAAAATGAGTTTGGAGCTGATCAAGCCGGAAGGCTGGTTTCGCTCGATGTCAGTCAATGAAGGTTCATCAAGCGTTTTAAGCTGTGATGCTGTGTAATCTTTAGCTGGGTTAGGCCCCGGCTCGGTAGGTGGTTTTTGCGTAAACTGACCGGGCTTAGTTGGCAAATTCCGATAGATGTAATAACCGCCGCCGGGTGCTGCCGAAACGGCCCATTTATTTTTATCGACGTCTGATGCGCGAATTGGATTTTGAGTTGTCTGCCCAAAAACAGGATCGTAAAAATATTCTATTCGACTACCTTTGCCAACATAGCCGGTGTACTTGATAGGCTTGTTTCCATAACCTTTGATGGCATCCGCCGGATACCTATCCATGCCGGTTTCTAGTGCCTTGTTGTACGCATCCACCGTGGTGTTATGCGCAGCCGCAGCACCCTTGTACTTCCGTGCTTCGCGTTGGTATTGATTGACGACATCCTGATAGCCCTCAATCTCACGCTTTAAGGCGACTTGGGCCATGGCTTATATCCCCGATCCCATACGCATCTTCAAATCCTGTTCGGCAGCGAACAGCTCTTTGCGGCCACGTTCTTTGATCGCCGTATCTGCAAGCTGTGCCTTGATCTTTTCCAGCGATAGGTTCTGTGCATTGGCCATACGCAGCATCTCAACCTCGCGCTCCATCTCCAGCTCGGCCATTCTGATTTGCGCTTCTTGCTGCATCTTCTGCATGCGCATCTCGATCTCAGCCATGTCGCCTTGATTCTGCAATTGCGCCTTCTGCAGATCGGTCTGAGCACGGATGTTGGCAGCCTCGATACGCGGATCAGGCGGAGCCTCCTGCTGCGTAGCGGCCTTCATCTGCTCTTTGATCTGCTCGATCTCCTCGTCCGACTTGAACACTTCAACCGGGTCGATGTGCTGGGCCTGCAGTGCCTTGCGGAACAGCTTCTCGGTGTCGAGGTACATGCCGTAGATCGGATTCGCGCCAGCGGCCAGCAGGTTTAAGAAAGCTTGGTTCTGAATGTCGCGAATTAACAAAGCAGACGAGCCGCGTGCGTTGATACTGAAGTCGCCCTTGATCTCTTCGTCCTCGTTGTACAGCATGTTGTAGTCGTAGTAGCGACGAATGTGCGGACGCGTGATCATGTCATCAAATTGCTTGACCAACCTGCGCAGTACGACGTTGGCAGAGTTCATCAACATCTGCATGCCGCCCACCGTATCTGGCGCTGCGCCCTTCTCGCCTTGCAGGATGGTCGGCACGCCTGTCTCTTGATCGACCAGCTCGGTGGCCATCTTGATGATGTTGGCCAGCTCTGCTTGATGCGAACCAAACTCAAACGTCGCAAAGGCTTTCGATACGTCGTCCACGTCGTCTGTGGCGTACCAAATCTTGCGGCTGGTGAGCTGCCACGTCTTGTCCGCCGGCGCTATCACGCTGGGCTTCATGACAATCTGCGGCCCGCTCGAAACGCCGGCATTGTCCATCATCTGACGCCATGCGGCGTTCAGCACTTTCTGCTGGCTGCGCATTAGATACGGGATGCCATAGCCCCACACGTTGGTCGCAACCTTCTCCCAAACAAAGAAGTCGTACGGCATGTCGCCGCCTTCCAGTGGGTTTAAGAACGCTTTAACGACGGTGCTGTTGATCATCACGATGCACGCGCTGATCGTGCGTAGCTCGTCCTTCTTACCCGGCTCAACGCCTGCCGCCTCGAGATCGTCATGCTCGACCTCGCCCCAGTACGTCCACATCTCGTACACGTCTCGAGCGATATCGCGCTGGTCATCGTCGCGCAGCTCTTTCATCGCAAACGAATGCTTCGGTCCTTCTTCCAACACTTTGCGCAGCTGTGACTTCATGAAGCCGGGCTGCTTGGCCAGATCGCGAATCTGTTTGGCAGTGACTTGCTCTCGCTCGTAAATGCCCTTGCCGTTGTGGATGCTCTCGCCGCAACCGGGGTCAGGCCACACATTACGCGGATCGACACGGAACGAAGCCGGGGCCAGCTCCTCGACGATCTCGATCTGGTGAATAGTCTGCCCATCAGCGTCGGTGTAAGGCTGCCATGCCTTGCGTACGCGATTGGTAACGATCGGACCACGGACCACGCCGGTGCCCAGCACGGCGGCATCGTGAATGACTTTGCGCAGTTCGCCGTTGTAGTCGCACTCGATTAGCTGGTCCTCGATCTCGCGCTGCATCGCCTCGGCTTTTTTCTTGGCGATGTCCATGATCTCGCGGGCAATGTCTTTCATCCGAAGCTGCTGCCCGGTCTGATCGGTAATTGGCTGCGGTGCTTCAGGCGGCATCGCCATCGCAGCCAACCCACCCATCGGTGGCATAGGTTCAGGCTGCATCGGCATCGGCATTGCCGGCACACCCATGCCAGCGCCTTGTGTTGTTGCAGGCCGCTCGTCCTTGGTCATTGCCATCAAGTACGGGTTCGGCGTGGGCTGAATGCCCCAGTTGCGGTCATCCGTTGGCAGCAGGATGTCGGCGACTCGCGCCTCGGCAGCGTTGGTCTTCTGACGCGTCATACCGATGAACACAGTCGAGCGATGCGGCTTGGCACCCTGTGTCGTGACAGGGTAGCCCTGCTCGACGGATGTCATCATCTGGCTGGCTGCCTTGTTGATGTTGTCCTTGCCGTTGTACTGATCCTCGTCTTCGATCCAGCGTTTGTCTACGCCGTAGCCGTAGCGGGCACGAATCCATTCATCGCGCTGCTTGGACAAGCTGCGACCAAATGCCTGCAGCCGTTCTTCCTTCTTTTGGCGCTCGGCTTCCGGGTCGATGTACTCGATCTCGACGTCAACTTGCTGGGGTTCGAATTCCATCGTGAATCCTCAATAGGTGGTCGGCTGCATCATTGTTGCCGCTTGCTGTTGCTTTTGGATGGCAGGCGCTGCGGCAGACGTACGCGAACGCATCTGCGACGACAAAAGCCCTTGACCGGTCTGTGGCCCTTGTGGCGGCACGCCGAGGGGCTGATTGAACTGATTGACTGTTGCGCCAGTGGGCGTCTCTTGCACGTTCTGCAGCGTCGAAAACGACGATGTGGTCGTACCCATCACCGGCGTATTGCTTTGTGGCATGACGCTTTGCGTGCCGATCGGATTGGCATTGCCGCCATTCATCCGTCGCGGGTTTAGGTCATACGGGTTGATGGCTGGCATCAGTCTTTCTCCTTGCGTTTGGCGGCCTCTTCGTCCCACATCTGCTTCTCAGTGGCCCACTTCTCAGGCACCGAGAAGTAACGGTCGCCCATCTTGACGATGGTTGCACCCCGCGCCTTCTCAGCTTCTTCGGCTTTGTCCCATGTTTCGTGCTGCCTGCCTTTTAACACCACGTAGCTATCCTCGGGTAGCTTGTACCGCTGCCGGTCCTGCTTGCTTGCGCGGGTGACAGACCCCCAGTGGCCCTTGTTTTCGCCGGTGCCAGTGGGGCCAAGGCCGCCACGTTTTGCGGTGGCGTAATCGTAATCGGAACCTTCCGGGTCGAACTTCGGCATTTCAGTACCCAATCTCGGCATCAAGTACACCGAAACTCAGCACCGGCGCGGTGTTGCGACGCGCCTGCATGCGGGCTTCAGCTTCGGTCTGTGTTTTGGCAAATCGGCGCATCATCATGCCGTAACGTGTCGCAGACAGCAAATCGTCGGTCATCTTGACGATCATGCCGTCCTTGCGGTGGTACAGGCGGAACTCTTCGAACCACTCCTCCAGATGCGAGAACACGCGCAGGCGATGTGTTTGCATGCGTGACAGCATCTCGGCTACACCGGCTTCGACGCCGTTGCTGCCGTCCTCGAAGGTGGCGCGGTCCTTCAACATGTTCAAGCCCTGCGCCTTGTACTGCGTAGCCAGCTGTTCACCGCTTCCCTTATCCCGTTGCAAACCATCATGCGGCCAAGCGACTGGCACCCAGTCGCCGCGTGCCTTGATGCCGGCAGCGTGGATCACGATTGATTGGTCCTTGACCCGATAGCAGTCGGTCACGTACAGCACGTCAGCGTCACGGTCCCACGCCAGCCACACGACAGCGGTCGGATGGTCGATGCCAAAGTCCAGACCAACGATGCGCGGCCAGTGCGGCGGGATCGGAAAGGCGGTGACCTTGATCGCCTCCTCGGCGATCGGGAACACCCGGCCAGACCCTAGAATCGGTATGCCCTTGGCACGTGCTTCGCGCTCATGCTCTGGGTAGCCAGCGATGATGGCGTCGCGCTGCTCTTGCGTGTAGTGCTCGGCGTCGTCGATCGTCATCGTCGTGACGGTCGAGCCTTCGGGCTTCTCCAGCAAATACCGCTTGACCACTTCGGACATGCCGAGCAGTGGCGTAAACGTCACGAACACCAGACCGCCGGTGGCGTTAGTACGTGTCAAACCTTCAGAGTAAATCGGCAGTGGCGGCTCTTCGTCAAACCACACGTAGTCAACCGTGTCGGCCTGCCACTTCGTGCGGCCCTGATCGTAGCTGTTGAACTGGATCACCGAGTCCTCGCCACAGACGTGGCGCACGACTACGCTGGCCACCGCATCGGCAACGCCGGCACGCATGCTGCTGTCGCGCAGGTTAGCGTACGGGATCGCGCCAGTGCCCCACTCTTCCCTGATCTCTGGCGGGCCTAGCAGCAGACGCTGCACGCCCTTGCGCGTCAGTTCGGCTGATTCAGACCCAACCATGCCGCGTGTCGCGTAAGGGAAGCGTCGCCCTGTCCACCAGCTGGGGTAGATGCCGGTCGCGTGCATCGCAACCTCGAAGGCACCGGCCCATGTCTTGCCAAGCTGGTTGCCTGCCATGAACAGGCGCTCTCGATAGCTGTTGCCAACTTCGTGGAACTCCTGCTGCTTGGCGTACGGCTTGTACGCGGTCAGTCGATTGCGGCGTTTGCGCACGTCTTTCAAACGCAGCAGCTCGTACAGCTCCCGTTTCTCGTCGTCGGATAACGCGTCGAGATTCAAATTCATCGAACCGCCTTTTGCAACAGCGCGTTGAGGCGCTGATCAAGCTGTTCGCTGTTCAGTTCCAGATTGCCTGACATCTTGACCTCAACGGCTTTCAGCTTGGGCTGCGTGTACTCGAGAATCTGGTTTAGCATGCGAACCCGCACGTCGGCGTCGATCTCATACCGACGTGCTTGTTCGCCTGTGATGGGGTCCATCACAGGATTACCGTTCTCATCGACCAGTGGTTTGCCTCGCAGTATGCGTGCGAACTCAACCGCTGGGTCGAGACCTTCTTCTGCCAGTGCTTCAGATACGGCCATCAGGTTGATCTTCAGCGGATTACGCAGGCCGGAACTGATTCGTCTTGCATGCGTATACCCGCCGCGCTGTGTGACGGCTTCCAAGTCTTCAGACGAAGCAAGGCGCGGTGGAGCGCCTTTCAACTCATCAAGCCTTGCGGTTGTCTTTTTTCGGCCCATAACCCATTGCCTTTTTCAGTAAACCGCCGCCCTTGTCTGCCGCGTTAAAGTCTTTTGCCACAGATTGCGGAACGCCGACCTTCTTTGCAAACTCAGGATCATGCGCAGCCGCTGCCATCATGCGGGCCTGCGCTGGGGTTTTGCTTGGCATGATTACACCTTGCCGGGAATCTCACCGCCTTGGAAGCCGGGGATATTACCCTTCATCCCGCCTTTGTACGCTGGCTGGGTCTTGTCAGTGCCGGGCATCGGTACCGACACTTTGCCGGGGATTTGACCAGCGCCTTGTGTCTGGTTACCGCCGCCGCCAATCGGTGCGCCCGACTTCAGTTTTTCGCTGGCTGCACGCATGGTGTTGCGGCTTTCTGGGTTGCTGTAGTTTTGCATGGTGATCTCCTTATCGCATCATGTTGGGGTTAACAGGACGTTTTGCTGCTTCTTCGTTCCACATCGATTCCATGTCGGCTTCTTCGCCTTCCATCTCTCGATCCATCTCTTCATCCATCACCAAGCCTTTTACGGCCTGCAGTGCATCGTCGATATTATCGAACTCCATCGACTCCATCTCGCCCTCTTCATCGCCGGGGCTTTCCGCCATGACGGTGATTCGGCCATCGTCTCCGATTTCAATTGTGATTCGTTCCATCATGGCTCCTGTGAATGTAAAAAAAGCCGCGTAAACAGGCGGCTTTTGCGGCAACTTGCATGAAAAACGCGGACGCAAGGGTGCCGAAAAAATTTTAAATTTCAATTCCGACATCGTCAAGGGTTAATTTCCAAATATTTTTGGCCCGACGAAAACTTCCTACTTTTTGTTTTGTTGCATAAAAACAACGCCGCACCCCCAAATATTTTGCACAGACTGCTTGACAGGCACTGTCAATGTCACGACAATGGGAACCGTAGTAGATGCAGTCAGTAGCGCCGCGAAGGAACCAGCGGGATAGAAAAAGGGGACCACCGGAGTTCTGATCTAGGCGTGTAGACGCGAGGGACCCACCGGCAGACCGCTATGACCTACGCCGCAAGCGTAACGAGTGCGAAGCGAAACGAAAGGCCAGCGTGCTGGCTTTTCGCGGCGTTTCAGGCTGCCGACAACTGCCTGACTAACTGAAGGGGAACATCATGGAAATCGTTATCAAGAGACGGGAAGTGTACG